CTTGAGTTCTACACCAGTATTGATTACTGAGAATGATTTTAGAACATTTATTGTACTTTCACTTAGTTTCATAATATAATTTTACCTTACATATTTTTATTTTTGCCTACCTTGTCAGGATCAGCGGTTGCAGGTGCACCAATCTGTGCTAGGTCTTTTAATGACCCACCAAAGACAAACGAACCCATGTGTTGCAGTTCTATCCAAGGACATAACCATACCTTTAATCCGATATGTCTAGCCCATTGACAGAACATATAGTCTTCTGATAGATACCTATTAGAATATTCTCTATCAAGACCACTTCTTTTATCTTTTACAAAATCAAGGACTTGCTTCTTAGTCGGCTTTCCTTTCTTTTCTTTGTAAAAGAGCTCAAGTTCTTTTGGAAGATTTAATTGCTTATCATCTATCACAGCATCAAAGAAGGCCATGATCTCTCTACTGCCATCAAATTGTTCTGTTCTAACATGATCAGGTTTATACATCATGTTAGGATAAGCGTCTGCATAAGTCTGTAATGTCTTCTTAGTCATCATCATAAACCCTGTGCCACCTTCTAATACTTCTGTAGGTTCGCTTAGAGGTATTTCATTACCACCGTGCACTGGATTGAATACATAGTCACCTACGAACCTGGATAATGTTTCTGGATCTTCGTCTGCCATACCTTGATTGACTGCATGAGATATCTTCTCCCATGAAATACATTTCTTAGGATATGGTCCACACAATATATCATATTCATTATCATCAGCTTCATGGTCTTGCATAGCTAACATTGTGACTACATCATTAGGATTAAATGATATATCACTATCAATAAAGATCATATGTGTACAATCAGATCTCATAAACTCATCACAGCAATAGTTTCTTGCTCTTGTGATCAATGACTCATTGAATAGATAATAAAACTTAGCATTAATTTTATAATGCATACAAAGACTTGCCAAATCGTTTACAGACTTTGTATACATCCCAGCACACATTCCACCATACATTGGTGTTGCAATGAACAAGGATCTCTTTTGTAATTCTTCTATTGGGATATTAATTTCCATACTTTTTATCGTGCTCCTTTCCTATTCCATAATCTCCATCATACATAGATAAAGTTTCTGCTTCGAACATTATGAATTGACCCACTCTGGATCCTTTTTTAATTTTAGCTGGGCCATGTTCTACATGTAATGCTCCAGCCATGATTCCGTGATACCCAGCATCATATAATCCTGATGATATCCATAGACCGTTTCTATTTAGAGTTGATCTAGTGATTACCCAACCAGCATATCCTTCTGCCACTGCTACCATATTATCCATTATGATTTCATAAGTACCTGGTTCTAAATTCCAACAATCATCTTCATCAGGCAATATCTCTTCTGAACCTCTATGGACTTTTTTGCTCCCCATCAATTCAAATTGATTAGGTTTCATTTTAAATAGTTTTGCTACTCTGAGATCAACTGCATTTGGCTGACTGTCTCCAGGTTGTACCTCTGTCAATCCAGATGAGTTATTATCACTCATAATATGTTTCATACTCACTCTTCTTCCTCCTGCGTGAAGTGCCAGAGAAGTATAGTATAGTGAATGATCTTCAATAAGTCTTTCTTATTGTATCCTTCCTTCTTACCATATCTCATTGCATACTTAATGATATTAGAATGACAGGCTTCTTTCTCCTGTCCCATTTGTTTCCAAACATCTATAGTTTGAATCTCTTCGTCCTTAGTTCCAGCTTTCTCATTTACATAATGAGACTTATATGTCCCAGCAATGTACTTATCTACTTCGTTAAGGATTTTATCTTCTCTGAATCTATAAATCATAATCTTTCTGTATGGTTGTATCTTTCAACAAGTTCATCTATTTTAGCTACGTTAGTCTTAGCTAATTCTATTAAACTATTATCCTCTACTTTGTCATAAAAGTCAACATGTCTCTCGAATTTTCCTTCAACAAATCCAGTTGGACTCCAGTCCATAGCTATACCATTAAGTCCAGCCCACACTCCAGCACTTGAATCCCAAGTGTCAATATGGAAGTCTCTCATCAATGATATCTCATTTGGACCATCTACCATACCTAAGAAATGGATCTTCTTACCATTCTGTGATGCTAGTTGTAATAAGTTTCTATCATATAGCTCATTCATAAACTTCCATCTACTCATAAATCTTTGTAATGGATTGCCATGCTCACAGCCATATGCATTTGGTACTGCTAGTATACTAATACCAATGTAATCGATTAGTGGACTTGACGCTGCCCAAGCGAATGATGTAATTAAATCTTCTAAATCTAAAACATCACTTTGGGGAACGAAGAAGGTTCCGAAACCTGCTTCTTTAAATACTGGTGCATATCTCTTTGCATCATCTATACCAACCATGCTTGGATGTGATGGATGATCTGGTAATACAATGTGAGTTGCATTTACTTGTTGTGCTAGGCCTACTAGCTTCTCTGGATCGAACATTGGAAGATGTGCTTTGTATAATTCAAAGCCACTATTATCCATAATGTTGATATCATACTTCTCGTTCTTATAGAAATCAATATAGTCTTGATGACCTTCGTCTATAAGATGTGCTAAAGTAAGATGTGCTGATCTATCTTTTACTAGATCAAGATGCGCGACAGGCGCAATGTGACAAAATTTCATAATATATCCTCATAATGTAATTAAACTCAGACATTAGTCTGATTGTGGAACGCCAGCTTTGCCTGATGGTTTTGGTCCTTTGTTTACTGGATCAATCTTATCAGCGTATCTAACATCCCATTTTTTGCTTTTCAGCTCGTCGACTTGACCACTAGTCAAGTTCTGTCCTGGTGTGAACCCCATCATCTGTTGTACGTTCTTTCCGCACATTGTGACTGTCCACTGGTTGCCACTTGAGTTTCCCTTGCATACTATTGTATTAGGCTTACACTCTTGGCTTTCCAAAAATTGTTTATATGTGTGTGCCAAACCACCCTCTCTTAATTCCATATTAATCTGCATCCATTTTCGTTATCTTCTGATACACTTATGATAAGTGCTCGGTTTGGATACATTGTCTGTATGTATTTAGCTAACTCTCTAGCTATCATTTCACAAGATTGGAAGTCTACATTCATGGCACCGTCAGAGCTATACAATGATTCCAGCTCTCTTTTAAATAATATAAACTCAATATCTCTGTCATCATGGAACACTTCTATATCAACTCTAAAGTGAAATATGTGTCTATGTGGATGACCTAAGAACGAAACATCTTTTAACTTGGGATCTGTTAATGCTTGAGGGTAATTGTGAATACCCTCTTTCTGAAACGTAACCCAGATGTAGTTCTTATGATCCAAAGACCTTCTCCTCATGTGCAAGCTGGGCGTCGTTCTTTTCTCTTCTAGGATCGGGTAGCATTCTAAAAGTGCAGCCTGGCCGGCCATTAATAATTGGCATGCCGTACTCATCATACTCTATAGTCTCCACTATCTGTTTTTTGTTTTTGAATTTACCAACTAATATGGTATCTCCTACTTGTACATCTAGTTCTATCACTTCAAATCTCCGTATCCGCTAGTTGATATTGCTATTGCATTCCATGGATGTAGTGACTCTTCATGTGAAGCTACAATGCTAAAGTCATCAATCTTACCACTCTCATACCATTCATCTAGTCCTGCATGCATAATTCTTACAGCGTCTTCTGAGAATAATAAGTTAGCACCGTTCAGTTCTGCAAATGCTTGTTCGTCTCTTCTCTTAACTACTATCTGAACCTCTGTAGGTATATTTTCTCTACAAAGATCAACTAAGTCTTCTATCCATACAACATTATTATCATCTCTATCAAATTGTACCTTAACTTTAAGTATTGATCTTTGACTATGAGCATTAGCTGCTGCTTGTCTTTTACTTTTAGCATCATGTGCTAGTTCAAATGAACAAGGACAGGTAGATGAATAAACATAATCAATAGTCAAGAACCATTTGTAATGTCCTTCTCTATACTGCCCTTCTATTTCAGTCTTATATGCAATGTGCCCTTCAAGTCCTTTTGACCTAAGAGCTTGCTGATGCATTGGATACTTAAACCTAAGTTTACAGTATGCATTATTCGAACCTTGCTTCTCAGCTAACTCGTATAATGCATCTTCCATTCCATCTAATGATAATGCGTCTTTGATTTTTTCATGCATGATGAGATACAATCTTGAAAGATTAAGTCCTTTTGCATTCGGATCGTCTAAGGAACAATACAACGAAGCTTCAGTTTGTAATAGTTTCTCACCTCCATCTCTGCTCATAAATCTAACCGGTAGGTCAACTGGAGCAATCCCAACTTTTTTAAGTGGTACTCTTGCACCAGGCAACACTGGATCTATTTGTGGATCTGGTAAATCGTCAGTATAAAAGTCTTCATCATATGTGAAGATTGTATCTGGCATCTTGCTTGAATAATCAATATTTGGCATTATAAATTTGTCCTTATCTGTAGCTACATTATACTTGAAGTAGCAATAAAAGTCAACTATAGATTCTCTAACTTAACGTTAGTAGCATCTTCTTCTATAGCCTTAGTCATTTCATCTATTTGATCGAAAGTCATTCTATCAGGATTATCAGCTGGAGTATATATTGCAGAGTTCTTATCTGCTTCTATCATCTCACAACTTACAACCCAACATCTTCCATCATATCTTTCTTTTAACATTGCATCCATGTACTCGCCAACATACTCAGCAAGACCTTCACAACTAATTAAAGGAAACGTCGCAAGTTTTAAATGACCTTGTGACTCTAATGTCCTAAAGACATGTACCATTGGATCGTCTGCTTGTAAGATCACTGTGTGATCAAACTTCTCTTCAACCCATCTTTTAAAGTCTTTCAGTCCACCGAAGTCTACAACGAACCCTTGCTTATCTAAGTTCTTGCATCCAAAGACAAATCTGAATGACCTACAATACCCATGCAGTAAATAACAATCAGTATCTGATTGCCAATTTCGATAGGCGCATGGCCCTACCTCTTTAAAGAATTTTGTACTTGTATACATAATTACTCTCCTCCATCATTAATTGGTACCATAACTATTTTGATACCTCTTCTCGTTAATTCATTGCGACACTTTTGTTTGATCTTTGGTTTGCCATTAGCTTTATTAATATACTCAAACAATTCTTTTTTACTTATACATTTAATATAAGAATAGGTGACAGATGTCGTCCCAGATCTTCTGTCATAGCTGTGTTGATTAGGTCTTAGTTTTGTTGGCATGTTCTACCCTCCATAATTTATAAGTTTCTGATTCTCTTACCCACCTCATATCCGTTGTGAACACGAGTGGTTTAACTTCATCTGGAATCATCTCCCACAACTCTGACTTTGATCTATGTGGTATCGGATTCTCTAATTGAAGTCTATCTGGTCCATAAAAAGCTTCGGCTAATACCTCACATGCTTTTTTTATTAATTGAAATGATGGGTTCCTCATAGAATCATCAACGTCTCCATCCATTCCTGTAAATTCGTGTACAGTGAATCCTTCGTCCCCTTTACCATCACCATAACCATCTAGGCCATAGTTGTCACCATACCATACTGTCTTACATGGATCAACCTGAGTAAATATCACTCCAAAATACATCCATAAAAAGTAATGATGCATGTCTGAGTGTTCATAATTACTCCAAGGATTGCGTCCATATGCTTTAGACTCAACAGCCGCGTGACAATAATGTACATTTATCCCAAGTGGCTCTAGCCATTTTGCTTCCATTTTCTTACATGCTTCATACTGGACTTTCTTCCAATCTGACATATCTGCAACCTGCTTGTCACCAGTACCTTGAAACTCCATGTATTGATTATCCCAATGTGGATATTGATGAAATACTTTTACATTGTGGCCAGTGCGAATCGCCCAAGCCAACAAAGCTGTTGACTCCACTCCACCTGACCAAGCTAGGTGAGCATCCCATACTGGTGCTTTACTCATTAGTTAGCATGTCCTATAATATTAAACAACATATGTGGATTTTTCATAACCTCTTCATAATCTTTTTCTTCTGCTTTAGCATTACCACTTATTGATATTCTTATATCATCACTAATATTTTTCTTAGTGAAGTGCGGCATCCAATTAGGAAATACAATCAGCGTTCCAACCTTTGGAGTCTCTTCCATGGTCATCATCTTAGTGTGTATAGTTGTTTGCCATACTATGTTTCCGATTCCTTTAGTCTTACTATAATATACCCATGACAAATGTGATGGCATTCCAGGACTGTCGTGTGTATGGATCATAGTTGATTCCTTTGGATCCAAGA